CTTTTTCCGCGTACCAGGAATCTACCGCCTTTTCGAAGTCAACCAGATTTGCCAATGCATTTGCTTTAACGATGCCTTTCTCGTACTGTTCCCAATTTCCGTCCAATTTGATTTTGGCCTCCATGTTAACTACACACTCCAAGCACATTTTGTGAATTGAGTACATCTTCTTATTGGTTTCTGTAAGTTTCATGTGCTTACCACAGTTGGGGCAGGCTATCGGTAATACCACCATCTTTTTTATGCCGTCTAGTTTGGTAACGTTCTGCTTAATTCCGCTCTTTATAGTCCAAGTGCGTCCCTCTTCTTCCCAAACGTCTCCTTCGGTATGGTCTATATATTTCTTTTCCCAACCTGCAAGAGTCTGCGTAGCAGCTCCTGTGTTGCCAGAGATAATGTTCCTCATTCTTTGAACATCTTTCTTGCCAAACTCTTTTTTCAAAACTGATTTTTCCATCTTATTTTCTTTTTATTTCTTTGAGTATGTGCCCTAGTTTTAGGCTATCTGATTCGTATATCTCTTCACGCTCTTTGCCAAAGTCTCTCATTAGGATTCCAGCTTTTGCGTTGGCCTCGTTCTCTATATCGGACCCAGCCTTACCACTATCGATCTTTAATTTACCCAACTCGTTTTGTTTGTGGTGTACTAGTTCGTGTGCAAGAGTTCTAAGTACATCTGCAATATTTCTGTTTCTCATGTAAACAGTCACGTCTCTTTCTCCATTTCTGTACCTACCAAAACTGTGCATGTTGGTAGCCCACTGTCTGTCAAAAACAAATTTTATCTTTGGTAGATTGCTTATGTCTAAAGCGTTTTCGCAGTATTCCACGAAATCTTGTAGTAATGCTATTTTTTCTTTAGGCGTCATATTATTTTCCAAAAGCGGTTTGAAGACCTCTTAATATAAAAGATCCAGTTATTTTATATGGCTTATCGTAAACTGCTTTGTCTCTTACTACGATTCCCTCTTGATCTTTAACGTCTCCGAGTGGTGAAGTCATTGAGTCCAAGATAACGTCGCCTAAATACATGGTAGCATTGTATATTACAAAAGAATCAATGGCAATCTGAGCATCTTTGATGTCAGCAACCAATTGATCAACAGGTTTTCCGTCCATTATCCATACAAACACTTGCTTGCTTAGAGCATCGACTGTTTTACCGTCTTTTAATTTTAATTTCATGCCCTTGGTATTCTTGGCCTTGCTCAACCAATCGTTCAAAGACTTGGTTTCTTTCTTTCCCTTACTTAAAACTACTGTATAGCTCTTCGATAAAGCCGAAGAGAAGTTAGGTTTGCCTTTTAATTTGGCCGGAATTTCTCCCATAACTTCGAATCCGTACTTCTTTGCTATTGGTGTCATCTTTTCTATCAAAGACTGTAACGTTTTCTTATCGTAAGAGATTTCTTTGGTCACCCTTTTGGTTGGACTGACTCTATCTATCTGTAAAAGATTATGTATTGCTAAGAAGTTGCTCTCGTACTCTTGTACATTCGATTTTCCTTCTACGTATTCTATATTAAATAGGATATTTGGGTTCTTTAACATACCCAACTTAGCTAGATCTCCTTTAATAGCTGGTAATGCCTTGTTGAATATCTCTAAAACTTTACCGCCGATCTTAATCATGCCGTGTCCTTCGCCAAATCTATCAGTTAGATCCTTGGAAGTAACTCCTTTAACGTCTAGTGGCTTATTAGATCCTCTGTCCATTGCAAACTGCACTTTATCGTCGATCTTTGCCAATCTAATAGAAGCGTTGATGCCGTCTATTTTAACTGGGACTGGTTTCTTTGTTAGACTTACTGCTGTCTTATTAAAAACGTCTATAAGATCTTTACCAGTTTTTACCGAAGGAATATCGAAAGGGTGTGCCATGTGTCCAGCTGCTCCGCCTTCGTTTAATAAATTGTAAACTAGATATTCTAATATAAGAGATTTCTCAAAGCCAACAGATTCTTTTAGACTATTAGATTGAGAGAACTTTTTTTTCAACATGTCAGCTATTTTAGGATCGTACCAACCAAAGATATCGGTAAATAATTTTTTGTATTGTTCTGGTGTAGATTTCGAAGATAGGGCTTGTCTAATAGTAGTACCACTCATCTCACCGAAGCCTGTAATTTTAAAAGAAGTGTGAGGAGCAACGATCATATAGCCGTGTTGTATGTAGCCTTCCATCTTCATTCCAGGTTTGTACTCCTGAAAATAAGAATCTCCACCGTCTTTCTTTTTGCCTATCTTAAATCGAGGATCTTCCTTCATATCTTTCTCTCCAACCATAAAAACTAGCGCTGTAGTCTTTGGGTCGTACTTTTGTGTGATCTCTTCTGCTTTGTACGGATTTTTGACTTGAACTAGGTTGCTGCCAAGTCCGTACTTGCTTATAATCTCTTGCTTTTCTTTGAAGTTAAGAGGACTTTTAGGCAGATTAACTACATCTGAGGTAGCTATATAAGATTTGTCTTTGCCGAATTTAGAAGCGAGCCACTTAAACGACTCTGCGTGATGCCTACCGAATGGTTGAAAGCGGCCTGGATATATAGCAATGATGTTTTTAATCACTTGAGAACAGTTTGGTAATAAATATCTAAGCTGTTTGTTCTATCTTGGATCTACCATTGACTTTATTGATCTCTATATGATGATCTACCACGTCTCTCATAGAATCAATATGGGATATGATCATAATAAACTTAAATTGTGTCTTAAGATAGTCAAATAGCATGACCATTGAGCTCAGGTTAGTCTGATCAAGCGCTCCAAAGCCTTCGTCTATTGCCACAAAGTTGGGCCTAGGAAGAGTGGATACGTTGATAAGAGAGGTTCGGATAGCCAAACTTGCAACGAACTTCTCCATGCCTGAAGTAAGTTCCAAAGGCCAAAAATTATCTTCATCATAAGCTATGTATGCGTTTATATTTTTATCGTCAGCGTGTAAAACTACTGCAAAATCCACCAATTGCGACAAGATATTGTTGATTTCGTCCTCAATCTGTGGTATTGTGTTTGCAATTAGTCTGTGGGGTAAACCGTCTCTGTGTACTGCCTGTAAATAGTATTGATAGTCTTTTGATTTCGCTTCCAAGTCCTTTAATTTCTCTATTGCCTTCTCGTACTTGATCTTGGAATTCTCTGCCAATCTTTTGTTTGCAGTAATGTCTGCTATTGAATCGTTTTTGGTTTGTAAGTCCTTCTCAATAGTTTTTAAATCGGCTTTAACGTTGTCTATTAATTCATTAAGTTGCTTATTAGTTTCGATTGCTTGCTCTTGTTGATTGTGCGCAGTTATCTTTGACTCTATTGTTGATAATAAAGTCTTGCTATCGTTCAACTTCTTGTTTAACTTGTTATCGTCAGCGTTTAATCTGTTCTTTTGCGACTCTAATTCTTGTAAATCTTTGTTGTATTGATCTTTAGCTTCTTTAATTTCTACAGCTTTAGAATTTGTTTTGATTTGGGCTTCTAAAGTTTCTACTTGAGTTTCCAAATCTTTTACAGCTAGCTCTTCTGCTTCTATGGAGTTCTTTGTTTCTATGGCATCCTTTACAAATACGTTGTCCATACAAAAACTACATTCTGGATTGTACTTAAGCTCGGCTAATTTGACCATTTTCTTTCTACTATTCTGTAGATGCGTGTTGGCTTGACGTAATTCTAATTGTTTGTTGCCTAATTTTTTAGTATCTAACTCAAAATCTTTTAACTTCTGAGTATAATCTTCTAAGTTAATGTCTTTGATTAGTTTACTGCCAATGGTTTTAGCATTTAACTCTTCTATTTTCTTATCAACGTGATTAATAGATCCAGAATTGGTATCTATATAATCAACTATCTTTGCAATACCAATTTCGATAGTAGACTTTTGATCTTCCAATCCATCAATATCTACAATGTCTTTATCTATTGGAATTAATTGCTTTGTATAATTTAGTATGGATTCGTTTAACTCATCTCTCTTTTCTTCTGTTTTTCTCTTCTCTTCTTTTGCCTCGTCTAAAGCGATCTCAAAAGTTTCTTCGTCAAACTCAGCTTTCTTAAACAATTGGTGGTAGTCTTCCTTTTGATATTCTTTTAATAACACACTTACCTCTCTCATCTCGTTATTAGCCAAAATATACAAATCTTCGAACACATTTATGTCCAAAAATTGCGAAAGCAAATCCTTTCTTTCCTTTTGGTTCATATCGATAAATCCAGTGTTGTTGTTTTGAGTAGACAGCGTTGTGAGTATAAAGTCTTCGTAGTTACCAAGTAAATTCTGAATGCTTTTATTTGTATCGTTGCGCTCTTTACCGTTCAAAGAAACTTTATTGCCTTCTTCGTCTTTGTAGTAGAAGTCAACGTTTACCTTTACATTACCAAGTTTTTGCTTACTTCCCTTTCTTGATATAGTATACTCCAACCCGTTTAATTCGAAGACTAATTTGCACGAAAAAGAGTCAGAATTGTTGTTCATGACTTGTGCGGACTTTGTTGTCTTAGAACATTTGTCAAAGATACAATAGGTAATAGAGTCAAGTAGTGTAGACTTTCCGCTAGCGTTAGGAGCAAACAGCCCATAAGTTCCAGTCATGTTAGTAAAGTCCACAAAATTGCCTTTACCGTAGCTAAACATATTTTCAAACTCGAATGTCTTTGGAAGCCACATAGAGTTCCTTGGTACTTCCAACTTAGGTAGAGCGTTGTTGATATTACGATTGATTTCGCAAACGTCTTTAATAGTTTGGTCGTCTAAATCTAGCTTGTCCTTAAGGAATTGTGCTAATATATTGTTTTGATATTCTATGTCCCTAACATCGTGAACGTTAAGTTTTCTATTATCGTTGGAAGAGTTAGTGAAGTCTTTTATCTTTTGCATAGAAACCTCAATAACATTCTTTTGCTGTTTAATATCAGCAATAATGCTCTTTATTTCAGATTGATTGGTGTTCTTATACTTTACTCTTAGATAAAGATTTTGAGGCAAAGAATCTGGCAATGGATTGTAAATAGCATTCTCGACTTCGATTGTATAAAAAGCAGTATCGTTGTCTATTTTAACGTATTCAGCTTGTTTTTTGTCCAAATCCCAAACAAATAGGCCGTGATCCAGAGACTCAGCATGATTTTGTTGAATCAAAGAACCAGGATATCCAATAGTTTTTGCTTCGTTTAAGAATTGTGTCTTGTGTATATCTCCCAACAAAACAATATCGAACCCATCAAAGTTTTCTACTTCAACGTCGTTATTGAATAGTCCAAATCCGCCTTCAGTAGTAGTTCCATTTACGGGTCCATGGTACAAAGCAATCTTGTACTCTTCGTCTATTTGATCTGCTTTAATAACGTTCTCGCAATCGTCGAATACAGACCAGTGGGCAAACGTTCTATCTCCAATTTTGAAAGCTTCGGTCTCTTTAATGTAGAGTAAGTTAGGATGGTCCAATG